ATATAAAGTTCCGTTGTCAATGTGCGGATTTATCTGTCGTTCTGAGCCGCTTGGCGGCGTAAGAACCCAGCCGGTTTATCAGCTGGATTGTTACGCGCCTTCGGCGCTCACCATGACAGCTTTTTATTTATATATATCCTTTATACACCTGTACATTGCAATTACAGCGTTCATTACCGCCCCTGTACATAATATTCCGCCCGGAATGATGAACCAGTAAAACAGCAGTAATTTTCCCAAATTGTCAAGAGTTAAATTTTCAAATTCCATTATTTTCCGCCCTCCATTAAAAGCTCTTTTAATTTAACTGTTAAATCGGCAATTAAATAATCCTGTTCAATATCGTTTATGCGCATAAATTCACGCTTCGGCATGTTCATATTGCACGTAAACCTTGTTAATGACTTCTTTTTTTTGTTGTATCTTTTCTTTTCAACTGTCTTTGTGCAGCCGAAGTTATGAGCTGCAGCGTATTCATCCGAAGCTATTACTGCAGCCGTGGTATTGTCATACTCTGAATGAATATGCCCGCGTAAATGTCCTTGATAATTTAAAAGTTTTCCCTGAACTTTAGCTTTTTTCAGGCGCTGTTTTTTCCATTTATCAGACCATTCTTTCCACTTTTCGCCTGTGTGTGTTCCATTTGTGTCTAAATTTTTATCAACAATTGTTTTCAAATTATGCGCTGCCAGCTTCATTAAAGGGCGCATGTCCTTTATTTTTTTTGAGGCTTCCTCTAAAAATTTTGTTACTTCTTCAGCTTTGAAATCTGCTTCAAAAATATCTCGTGTCATCTTAAAACCTTTCTATCTTGGATTTTCCTTTCTCTCGGGCAAGAACGGGCTTCGCCGGCGCTGCCGCCCTTTTTTGCCCTCACATAATCGAGCTCGCTCACTTCGTTCGACTCCGCTCTACGGAAAATCCGCTCTTTTGTCATTGGTTTTATTCCTTTTTTTATCTGTCGTTCTGAGGGGCTTTGCCCCGTGAGAACCCAGCCGGTTTTAATTTTCTTATCAGCTGGATTGCCGCGCTTCGCTCGCAATGACGGTTTTACGCCATTTGTGCATCAGGCGCGCCGGTCGGGCTGCCTTCGTTTCCGTTCGGGTGCTTATGGCTGTTAAATGTATCTCGCATTTTCTGCATAGAGCCTTTATTGTCTGAAATGTCTTTCTGCCCTTTAATATCGCCTGATACAATTAATTCGTTGACATCAAGACATAATAAATCTGCCGAAATAAACAGCTGTCCGCTGTCAGGAAAATGGTAAACGGAAACGCCGTCGGTGAATGTAATATGTTCAGCTTCTTTAAGCGCTTCATCAGGCGTATCAATATCATTGTATATCTGCCCTAATATTGCGCCCTCTGTCATATCGTCATTTAAAACGGCTGAAACAAGCGCGCCGATTTCGGGCAGATACGCAGATTTATTTGAAACCGTGAATAATTGCGGAATATCTAAGAAATTTGTTTCAAAATCATCATATTCGGGTATTCTTATTTTAGCTTTATGTCCTGATATTTCTGTGATAATGCCTGTTGTATACATTTTTAACTCCTTTTATTTTTAGTCCATTGCTGTCAATGGTTCTTGTACTGCTTTTTATGTGATACATACCTGTAAACTTGCCGATGCCTGTCAGGTTAAAATTTATTCCGGCGCAGAAATATGAAACAGGGCTGTATGAATGCCCCCCTCCCAAGCCCTCCCCCTCAAGGGGGGAGGGGTTATGTTTCAGCGGAAGCGCAAGTTCAATACTGCCGGTTATTTCTTTAGAGCCGTTTTTAAGGCAGGCCGCGGCTATTCTTCGCGCTTCTTCTAATGAATTACATTTTTTATAAATATTAAGAACGTCCGTTAATTCTGTATTGCCCTGCGCTGTATAGGTTTTCAGGCTTTTAGACGCAGAATCGAAATACTGCACTCTGGCTTTGCCGTATAATTTTGTTACGCTGTCATTTAATGAAATGCGGCTGCAATCGGTTTTATCAAGCGTAAATAAAGGCTCTTGAGCTTCTATTTCATCAAGTTTGATAAATGTTAAAGCGCCGTCCTTGATGTTGAAAATATAGCCGTACATTTTGGCAATACGTTTTAAGAATGCAATATCGCTTTCGTTTTTCTGCACTATGTTTGAAATTTTTTCTTCGCCGCCTTCGCCTAAAACTTTGAAACCGTAAGATGCGCCTGCTTCATTCGCAATCTGCCTTAAAGTTTTTCCTGAATGGTTTTTAATCTGCGCCGTGCGGACTGAATAATTTGTTGAGGTGCTTAAAGCCTTAATCTGCACGGTATCGCCGGAAACAGAAAAATCAAAGCTGTTTTCGTCAATTGTGCATGCTCCGCAGTCAAAGGCGCTGCCGTCAAAATCTATGCTGCAGGTTAATTTATCGCCTTTTTCCGGATACCACAAATCAGCAAAAAAGCCGTCATTATCGTTTAAAGTTATATTTAATTCATCTGACTGCTCATCTTCAAAGTCTTGAAATGAAAGCGTATTCAAGTATTTTGAAAAATCAGAAGTGCAGTCTTTGCCGTTATATAAAAGTTTTACAATAGGTTTTGCAATCATAAATTACCTCTAAGCGGTTTTAAATGCCGTTTTCCTCTTTTCAGCCAATTTGAAACAGTCTGAGCGCATACGCCGAAATAAGCTGCTGCTTCATTCTGCGATTTGAATATCTGTCCGGTTTTAATATAAATAATCGGCATGCCCTTTATACCGCGAGGATTGTGCGTTTTTTGCTTTCTGCCGTTAAATATTGCAGCCAGGCGGCAGTTTTCTTCTTCCTCGGGCGTGAGGCGGATGAAGCTCTGCCAGCTTTCTTTTATGTATTCCCAATTTATGTTTTTTAATTCATCATTTATCATTTGTTTAAACTTTCTTTACTTGCTGCGTAAAAGGGCTTTAAACTGCCCTTAAAGTTTGGTATAATATATTTGAATGAACTGACAGTCCAAATAATTCGTATATGGCGGAATTCGTTCTGTTATAGGGATTAACGACCCCGCAGTTCATTTTATTTTTTGTAAATCATTTTATAGTCCTTTCCATTTGCGATGTTATGATATAAAACTTTCCCGATTGTCGTAATTTTTGAAACAAGGTAATCAATATCTTTCTTGCGGCTTTTTTGGTTAAGGCGCACGCAGATTTTAATACATTTGTCAGAGCCTTTTATTCTGCGGATAAAAGCAATCTGCTGCCATTTCGGGCGCGTGAAGTCCTGATAAATTTCATCAGGGTTATTGATAATGTCGTAAACCTGCAAATATTCATCTTCTGTAAGCGCCTGTTTATCGTTTTTATTCATCCCCGAATGCCCGATTTGACTGCTCTGCATTACAATAATCGGTGTTTCAGTTTTGATTTTTTCGTATATTTCAGGCTTAACCCACGTTAAAGTTTTTTCTAAGTCCGTATTTTTTAAGCCGTTTTTCATTATTCCGGCAGCCCATAATTTAAAGGCTTCCTCTCTGTGCGGATTTTGCGCCATTTTTGAAAGAAAATCATATTTGATTTGTTCAGGAACGTCTTTAACTTTTCCCCAGGCAGCAGCGTCAATTTTCCATGCAGCTTTGCCGATATTTGTTTCCCAGCCGGCATCGGGTGCAGTAACTTTTTCAATTCCGCCGTCATTATATTTAAACACCGGAATTTCTTTCATCTCGCCGCCGATTTCTTTTGTTATTGTGCTGAAAGCTCCGTCTGTTTTTTCAACGGTATATCCTGCGCGGTCAAGTTCTGATTTTGTAAGGTTTCTCACAAAACATCTGCAGTTCCAGCCGTTAGGCGGATAGAAATTCTGCCAGAATTGGTCTGTACACTTAAAAACTTTTTGGTGTAAATCGCGGTGCGCCTGACGCGTGCTTTCATCTAAAATGCACATATACTGCCAGTAAGGCGCAATGTCTGCTTCCTCCATCTGCTCTAAGTACCGCCCTGCAGCACACGCGGTATTCATATTATTAACTGCGATTGTCCTGACCCTGCGCGGAGTGCCGAGTTCAACCGTTCTTGTTTCACCTGTGGCAGCGGGAGCAGCGGAGCTGCTTAGTCTGCCGGTTTTCGGGTCTTTCATCTCTTTAAAGCCTGTCCAGCCTTTTTTGGCAAAAAGTTCTTTTAATTCTTTTTCGGTTCTGTTTAAGGATGCGCCCTCTTTTATTGATTTATCAAGAATGCTTTTAGTATCTTTTAATAAATCAAGCTCTGTCATTTTTGCGATAGTAAAGGCTTTAGCGTGCGCATCAGCGTAAACCTCGTGCCAGTCAAATGAAGTTTTCAGCCCTTTTGCTTCAAAAAAATCAATGACTTTTTCGGGCGGAGAGTTGAAAATTGATTTTAGTTCTTGTTTGGATATATCAGCCATTCTGCGCGCTCAGCCTTCCTAAAATATCAGCAGTGAAAATAACTTTTGCAAGCGTATCTTCAAGCTGTTTTGTATCAAATTCGGGGTATAATTCAGCGAGTTTTTCAAGCGTTTCTTCAGCTGAAGATGTTTTCATAAAGAATTTAACAGCCTTATCAATTTCAGGCGCAATGATATTTTCAAATTCTTTTACATCAGCAAGGCTTTCTAATAACTCAAAATCATTTTGAACATCTGCCCCCCTTGAGGGGGAAGTGCCGCTCTGCGGCGAAGGGGGGTTTTCTGTATCTGCAAAATTCATTCCCTGAAACTGCGGTTTCGGCGCGATTTTTATATCCCCTTTTTGATAACCGTATGTCCGGCAGATATAATCTTCTGAAAATTCAATGCCTAAAGAGGCAATTTTATTATCCCTTTCGGCTTTTTCCGTATTCAAATCTTCCGGAGTTTCAAATTCAAAAACAGGCATAATATCGTCATTAAAATTTAATATATTAATAAATTTGATAAGCTGATTTAAAGTCTTTGATACAAGCTGCTTATCTGAATTTATAATATCGGCGCGGACTTCTGAATGCGTTTTGGCAGCAGCATAGCTTCCGCCTTGACCTATTTCTGTTGTCAAAGTCTGCCCTAAAACGGCTTTAGCGATATTATTTTCGCATTTTGTTACTATGCTTTCATAGATTGCGGCGGAGCCTGAGGAGCCTGTCTGCATAATATCTACGCTGCCGTCATTCGGAATGATTGCCACTGCATCCTGCACCATATTTTCTAGGGCATGCTGCATTTCTTCCTTTTCTTTATCGGTCATAGAGCGCTCATATTTGCCGAACATATAGGGCATTCCGTATTTTTCGGCAAACTTTATCCAAAATTCCATACCGCCGTCAATAAATGCCGCGTTCCAAAAACATCGTGATAAAACAGCCTGACCGTAAGGATTTAAAAAATCAGGGTTATTCCGAGGCAGCAGGAATTTAACATCATTTTCAAAATCAATCGGGCGTTTTCCTCCCATTGTTTTATCTTTGAAAAATAATTCTCCCTCTGCGTTGAAGAAAAACCATTCCTGCGGTTTTGCCGTGTATTTGACAGGGAAAATATAGCTGCCGTCTTTTTCGTAAGTTATTTCAATCGGCGTGTAGCCGAATAAAGGCGCGGTTAAAATGCTTGAAATAAGGCTTAAAATATCGGTATTCTTAAAGATTTCATCATAAAATTTGTAATGCTCCTTATTGCAGTTATTTTCTTTTAAGTTAAAACTGCAGCTTTTAGTTCCTGCAATGCGCTGTTCTATGCAGGCTCCGATTTGATAATGATTTAATAAAGAGCGGTAAACCTCAATATTTTTACCTGTTTTCCTTAAAATTTTATCGGGATTAGGCAGTCTGTCTGCGGCAGCAAAAAAGCCCTCGGCGTTTTTACATTTTGCCCAGTCATCAAATATTGATTTGTCTTTTGTGATTTTTAGTTTGAAATTTCTATTTTTATTGAAAAAATTAAACATATTGCTGTCCTTTTTTGTTTGCTGCATCCAGACGCGTCAGAATGCGATTTAAGGCGGGGTAATTTTCGAGATGATAAATGTATCGTAAAATTATTTTCAGGCGTCTTTTAAAAAGAGTTAAAAAGGTTTTAAAAATGGTTCTGAATGACCTTGTATATTTTTTAACTTTCAATTTTCCATTTTCCATTTTCAATTTACAAAATGCCTCCTAAGCCCCTCAAATCGAGGTTTGAATTAAAGCCCGTGTAATTAGTGCGTTTTATGGTTCTAATATCGGGCTTTATGTACGGTTCATTAGTTCCTGCGTAAACTGCAAGTGCGAAAGACCAGAAGCGGTCTGCGTGTCCGTCTGTTTCAGAGCGCGCCGCATCAAATCTTATTGCGCCCGTGCTTGTATTCATCCTTTTTATTGAATGAATATCATCTTTAATGTTTTCGTCATCGGGTATTCTGATATTTCTATCCTGAAAAGCATATAAAAGTTTATATGCCAATTCTTCTTTTGTGCGCTGAGTGAACATAACAGGCTCAACCATTCGGCTGCCGTATTCGTCTTTTAATTCTTCAGACATCTGATTGCCTATGCCGGTTGAGTCTATTGCAAGCCTGCGCGTGTTATTCAGATTTAAAATGCTTGATACAAGCGCCTTTTGTTCTGCATATTTAACATTTTGAAGCTCAAACAGCTTTCTTAAATAAAATACGCTGCCGAGTTTTTCAAATACAGAAATAACAGATAAATCGCGCTTTCTTGCAACGTCAAAACCTAAATAAATATCATTTTTGATTTTGGATAAATCCTCAAGCAGTGTATCTTCACAGCAAGAATTTATTAAATCGTACGAAATAAAGGCGCTGCCCTCGTCAACTGCAATGCAGCAGTATTCCTGCAGCCATGTAATCTCGTCGCCGCAGCTTTCTTTTATTTCATTAAGCCAGTTTTCGCGCTCCTCTTTAGTTGTTTTTTTATCGAGAATTTTATCAACCAAGCCTTCATTAACTGCGTCTTGGATAGGAATTTCATGCAAAGACCAGTTTAATTTTCCTTTCTTAATCTGCTGAATGAATTTATAAAACAGGTTATTTGTGCCGTTTAAAGAAGAAATTATGCGCAGAGGATAGCCCCAGGTAATAACAGGGCGCGCAGCTTTCCATAATTCAGCCGGATTTTTATGGAATGCAAATTCATCAATGACGGCTTTTCCGCCTTTTGAACGGAAAGCAGACGGATTAGACGAAATCGCATTTATTCTTGCGCCGTTGGAAAATTCGATTGACAGGGCTTTAATGCCTTTTTCTTCATCTATAATCTGCTCATTGAGGTCTTTAAAACCTGCATTTAATGAAACAGCCCAGTCTTTGCAGTATTTTATATATTCTTTTGCGGCCGATTCATCGGCAGATGAAAACCAAACATCAACCTTTTTGTTTCTTACTTTCAATTTTAAAGCATCTCTTACATCTTCCAAAGACTGTATCCAGGTGAAACCGATACGGCGCGATTTTGCAGCGAGCTTAATTGTGCTGTTGTCATTCAGCCATCTCTTTTGATACGGTAAAAATATATCGGTTAAATTTTTCATAAAATCCTTTTTTTATATTTATCTGCCCCCCTTGAGGGGGAAGTACGCCGGAGGCGGGAAGGGGGGTTACTTAGTCATCGCTTCAAAAATCTTCTGCAGCAGTTCATCCGTGCTGTTTTTGTTTTCTTCCTGTTTTTCAGCTGAAAGCTGATTGAGTTCTGCAGCTTTTTCTTCCGCCAGCTGGTTTTCAAAGGATTTAATGTCTTTGAGTTTTCCTGCCATATTCATAATGAAATACATTGTTTTCTGGTCGGGAACTATGCCTTCTAATTCAAAATCATTGACAGCTTTATCTGTTACAAGGTGCAGCAGTTTATAAAGCTGCTGGTTGGTTGAATACTGCAGTTTTAAAAAGCGCGTGCGCTTATCTTCCCAGTTTTCAGCTTTTTTCCAGTTGAAAAGCGTTTTTTCTGAAATCGTCAAACGCTTTGAAATCTGCGCAATTGACATCTGATTTTCTATGAAATACTGCGAAGCAAGCAGTTTAAGGCTTTCATCAATCGCCATTAGAAAAGCTCCCTTTCAAGTTCTTTTATTTTTTTCTGCACTGCAAGGGCTTTTTCTTTCGCTTCAATGAGTTCATCAATCAGCATTTTTAATTCATCGGTTTTAATGCTTTCAATGTCGTCAAAATTAAAAGGGTTTGAGCGTTCCGCAATGCCTGTCAATTTAAACTGTATTTTGCACTGCAGGTCTTTAAACTCTTTTCTTGCTTTCGATAGTTCTATTTGATATTGCTGTATTAAGCTCATTTTTCAATCCTTTCCGCATTTAAGCCGGTGCGTTCTCTTGCTATCGGACACCATAAATTAGCGCTTGCAAAGGTTTTTATCTCTTGCAGATACGCAAGCTGTAAATTGTTCTGGTCAATCATCTGTTCTAAGATTTTAAACATACTGCGGTTCTGCTCCTGCTGGCTGTCTAAAATTCTGTTAAACTGCTCCCTTGTTTCTTTTGCGCGTTCTGCTTGATTTTTAATCATTTCAGCCATATTTGCAGATGATGATTTTAACAGCAGATAGAAGCAGGCGAAGGCGATTCCGCCTGCTCCGAGCACTTTAAAAATCTCGATTAATTCTGACGGCATAATTACATAATTTTTCCTTTCGTCAATACAAAGTTTTCCGCCGTTTTCAGGCGGTTTGTTTTTTTTGGTTCGTTTTCACTATGCAGCATTTCGCGCGCAAAATCTATGTAAGAAAAATAAAATTTGAATTATATATTTTGTTTTAAATACTGTATTTAAAACAAAATTATTGTTTGTTTACATAGATTTTCGGCGCCCAAGGGCGTATTGTGAGAATGCGGACGGGATAAAACCGCATTATTAAACTGTAAGGCGGACTTTAGTCCGCGCGGAAAAGATAAAGGCAAAAATATGCAATGGTGCGAGATATTTAAAACCGGGAAACATACAGACTCAAAAGGCAATACGCGCGAATGGACGCTTGCGGATTTGCAGACAATGAAGCAGAACTATGAAAATAAAAACCCTGATGTGCCTGTATGCTGCGGACACGTTAAAACAAACAGCCCCGCTTACGGCTGGTTTGACGGTTTGAAAATTGAAACTAACAAACAGGGCGGATTTTCGCTCTTTTCAAAATTCAAAAACGTGCAGGAGGATTTTAAGCAGACTGTAAATAAAGGATTGTATAAAACGCGCTCAATATCAATTGCGCCCGATTTGACAATAAGACACCTTGCCTTTTTAGGCGCGCAGAC